TTGCTCAAGACCTTAAGGCAATCCACGGATTGAACGCTGAGGCCGAGTTAGCAAATATTCTTTCAACTGAGATACTTGCTGAAATTAACAGAGAAGTTGTTCGTACAATCTATAAAGTTGCTGAGTCAGGTGCTCAAGCAAACACAACAACTGCTGGTACATTTGACCTAGACACCGACTCAAACGGAAGATGGTCAGTTGAGAAGTTCAAAGGACTTCTATTCCAGATAGAAAGAGATGCAAACGCAATTGCACAAAGAACTCGTAGAGGAAAGGGTAACATTATCGTTACTTCCGCTGACGTTGCTTCTGCATTAACAATGGCTGGTGTACTTGATTACACTCCAGCACTTAATGCTAACTTAAACGTTGATGACACTGGTAACACATTTGCTGGTACAATCAATGGTAAGTACAGAGTATACATCGATCCTTATGCTGCTTCTGGTGGTGGTGAAGCTAACCACTTCTATGTTGTAGGATACAAAGGTAGTTCTCCTTATGACGCAGGGATATTCTACTGCCCTTACGTTCCATTACAGATGGTTCGTGCAGTGGGAGAGAATAGTTTCCAACCAAAAATCGGGTTTAAGACTCGTTATGGTATGGTTGCTAACCCATTCGCAGAAGGTACAACTCAAGGACTTGGTGCTCTTACTCAGAACGCAAACCGTTACTACAGAAGAGTTAAAGTTACTAACCTCATGTAATTCGGATATTACATATTCTTCACAGAGACCCTTGATGGGTCTCTTTTTTTATGTTACAATAAATATATCATGATCAGAGAACTCGTAAAACCAGAACATCAATTATTTCATCATCGTATTGATTCGTGCAGCTATAAATTAGATCGTCAGTTTTTATCCAATACGTTAGTTGAAAATATGATACATTATAAAGGTATTGGTATATCAGCAAATCAAATTGGTATATGGGAAAGAGCCTTTGCAATGATAAGAGATTTAGAACATAATGAGATTATAGTATGTTTCAATCCTCGTATTACTAAATCATATACAGAAGAAGTTGAAATGGAAGAGGGTTGTTTATCATACCCAGATGTTTTCTTAAGGGTTAAAAGGCCAGATAAAATTATAGTAAAGTATGAAGACGTTGATAAAAAAACACATAAAATGAAGTTGTCTGGTCTAGCCTCTAGAGTATTTCAACATGAATATGACCATATGGAAGGTATAGACTTCACTCAAAGAAGTAAAGACATTGTTAAGATTCCCTAACAATAAATATGTTACAGGAGGTTAAGACAAATGTTACATTTATTGGGACGAGGACAAGCGCCAAAATGGGATGAAGATAAACACGATATAGATGAGGTCTTTGCCTTTCTGTGTTACCGTGGAATACACTATGCGAAATGGGTATATATTGATGTCATTATAGAGGGCTCTTCTTGGTTTGTAAAAAATCCTAGAAAAATTGACAAATAAGTTATTTTATGTTATGATAAGGTGACAAAGAGACTAAATAAAAAAGCATTAGTGATCAACAATGAAAAAGTGGATAGGTCTTAGTTTAGGAACTGTTATCGGTATTTCACATATCGGTATGATTGGCCTGCTTGCCAATAGGGAAAGTAAACTACCATCACTAGACATTCCTGTAGGTGACTACACCACATATCAGGCAGAAGTAACTGAAGATGGATATAAGATAGCTTACAAAGCAAACGATCCTAAGACTGCTTTTATTACTAAGGACATCAAAGAGAAGGGTGGTTTCTTAGGTCTTGCAAATGAGACAACTCAGATTACTGAAGAATACTTCTTAGATGGTAAGACCAATCAAGGTGGTGCAGTTTCTAATAGTCGTTCTTGGTTAGACCAGAAGCCTGGATTGACTGCAACACAAGCAGAGGAGATGAATACCATAAGAAAAAGTGAAGCCTGTATCAAAGCAATCGGAGGTGCAGAAGGAACTGGGAGACTGGTTGGGACTAGTGTTGGTGCTGCAGCTGCTCCTGCTGTTTCCTCTATTCCCTTTGTGGGTTGGGTTGCAGCTGGTTGGATAGCAATGTTCGGAGGAGAACAGGGTGCTAACATAGGTGGTAATATGGCAGAAGACTTAAATAAAAATTGTTAGATTTAGATAAATAAAGATAAAGACGTAAAATAAATGGCCATAAATCCAGCCCTAAGACAGGTATCAAATAGAAATTTTCTATCACCTGTTGGTTTTAAATTAAAAATTAATAAGTGTCCAAAGGTAGATTTTCTTGCAACACAAGCCAATTTGCCAGGAATCACATTAGGAACTGCAGTACAAGCTAACCCATATAGAGATCTTGACATCCCAGGCGATAAAATAGTTTATGATGATTTTCGTGTATCATTTGTTGTAGATGAAGAACTTGAAAATTACAAACAAATATACAAATGGATGATTGGTTTGGGATATCCAAACAGTCAAAGAGACTTTACTGATATGAAGTTAGAGGATGTTTACTATCCAAATATGGGTGATAGAGAAAATCCTTATGCTGAATATTCAGATGGTACACTTCAAATATTAAATAGTAACCTAAGACCTCAATCTTATGTTAAAATAGAATCAATGTTCCCTGTTAGTTTATCAACTCTAGAGTTTGATGCATCTAACACAGACATCAACTACTTCCAAGCGCAAGTAGTATTTAAATACAAAATTTTCCAATTACTAGATAAAGACTTCAAAGAAGTATGAACCTTGAAACAATTCAGACTATGTGGGAAAAAGATTCTCATATAGATCCTGATGAATTACACACCGCTTCCTTAGTGGTTCCTACATTACATGCAAAATACTATCAACTTTTTAATGACCTGAGACTTCTTAGAGCCAAGGCCAAAAAGACATATCAGAAAGTTTATCAAGACAGATACTTATATTATTCTGGTAAAGCAGAACCAGAGGTGTATGAGAAAGATCCATTTCCATATAAAGTTAGAGAAAAGGATGCAATACAAAGATACTTAGACTCTGATGAAAAGTTATCTACCATAGAATTGAAGGTAGAATACTATGATACTATGATAAGTTACTTAGAAAATATCATAAAGGTAGTTCAGAACCGAACATTTCAGATAAAAAATGCAATCGAATGGCAGAAATTCATACGTGGCTATGACTGATAAATATATTCTAGTTGAGGATATATTTCATGGATTTGACTATATCCAAAAAGAATGAAGTCTTTTTGAAAATTGATTCTAAGGAACCACATATATTCTGTGAATTATCAGATATATTTACCTTTGAGGTTCCTGGCGCAAAGTTCATGCCTCAATACCGTAACAAGTATTGGGATGGAAAGATAAGATTATTCAATCAAGCCAACGGAGAAATATACGTTGGACTGTTAGATAAGGTCATTTCTTTTTGTGAGAAATCAAACTATCAGTATGAATTTATTGATAGTAATTTCTATGGTACACCTTTTGAAGAGAATGGATTTATTTCATTAGAAGGTGTGAAAGACTATATGAATAAAATTACTCGATATGAACCAAGACCATATCAGATAGAAGGAGTATTTGACGCACTAAAATATAATCGAAAGTTATTAATATCACCTACAGCTTCTGGAAAATCATTAATGATCTATACCATCACAAGGTATATGGTAGATAAAGGTCATAATGTTTTACTTGTTGTTCCTACAACTTCTCTTGTAGAACAGATGTATAAAGACTTTATAGACTATGGTTGGAACTCAGATGAGAACTGTCATAGAATATATGCAGGGAAAGACAAAGATACAGATAAACCAGTTACAATTACCACATGGCAATCCATTTATAAACTTGAACATTCATTCTTTAAGAGGTATGGATGTGTCATAGGTGATGAAGCTCATTTATTTAAATCAAAGTCTTTAATAAAGATCATGACAAAACTGCATGATGCTAAGTATAGGTTTGGATTTACTGGAACATTAGATGGAACACAGACACATAAGTGGGTTCTAGAAGGACTCTTTGGGCCTGCATATAAGATTATCCGTACTGATGAACTGATAAGTAAAGGTCATCTAGCTAAGTTAAATATCAAAATTATACTGATCAAACATGATCCTCAGAAGTTTGATACCTATGAAGAT